CGCCTTAGGATACATCTTGGTGTAGTATTTCTTCATGTCAGTGATATTGGCGTTCTCTTGAAGATTGACAACCTTCCCGCTGACATGGGGAATCCATTGATGGAATTGCTTACCAACACCTGGACTTGAAGCGCACAGCATCAGCCATATAAGCTCAGGGTGCTTCATGATTTTCTCGTTGAAGAGGTGCGTGTTGGCGTAGTCATTGACTGCCCGCAGATAGTACGCGGCAAGCTCACCGTTTGACTTGATTGCCGAGGCCCAATGGACCATGATGAACAACGCCATCTTCCGTTGTTGTTCCGGGGTCAGTCTGGAATAGTATCCATAATCCTTACGATCAATCGCAGCAGTCACATCAAAGATGTCAATGTCGTAATTGGTGAATTTCTCGTCTGTAGGGACCTTAGCCTTCTTCGTTGCCATATCAAAACGCCTGGTTGAAATCAATTACCTCACATGCCCGACTTACTTCCTTGATGAAGTACGCACACCGTGGTTTCGGACCGTCTTCAAGAGGAACACATAGATACTGACCGTTCTTTAGTCGCGGAGCATACCATGTCACATCGCTGTATATATCAAGTATCTCAATGGGTAGGAAATCCGGCTTGAAGGATGACAGCGGATTGAATATGAAGGCGTTGAAACCACGGTCATTGATTGATGTCATCGGCAGTGTTTCAAGATCGCCATGTTCCTTTTCACCAATGACAATCTGCCAGTCCACCGGCATCTTGATGATGTTAGTCCCTATTCGCAACACCAGTGCCGGTGAGTTGAAGGTCTCCAGGAAGATCAATGGTATGTAGTAATAATCCATTGAGGCCGGGTTGCTGTTGTCTAGTATTGCGAACCGTAGTTCGTCAATTTCTTCGGGAAGGGTTTCAAGGTTGTATCTTGAATTTGTGTCTAGTTGCAGGATGTACATGTTATTATTATATCACATATTACGGAAATGTCAAGGCTTATAGTTGATCTTTGTCACATCAAATGGATAGTTGGCGTCCTTGTAGAACGCCTTTCGTTGGGTAAGATGTCGTTTGGAGAATTTACAACTACTGGTAATGTCGGTGATTTGGACGAAGTCTTTGTCGTCAGCCATACGAAGCCCACGACCAATGCTCTGTATAGTTCGGACAAACGACTTGCCTGGTTCAATCAGCACCACATTGAATAGTCGTGGTATATTTATACCGACCGCCGCCACCCCATATGTCGCAATGATGATCTTGTTCGTTGCCGTGGCCACATCGTCATATTGAACCGTACGGTCATTGGCCTTAGTGCCCCCTGATACAAACACAACATCGTCCTTGAGCGTGGAGAAGTTCGTCAGGTTCGCCAGTAGCGCCTGTCCTGCCTCGATCCTATCTACCAGCACCAATGTGTTACCGGTGCGATTGACTTTAGCAATCTCGCCGGCGATGGCAATCATTCGCTCATCATTGGACACCAAGTATTTTAGCTCCGCTTGGTAGTTGGTGAAGTCCACCTTGTCCTGCATCTGTAGGATATTCACATGACAGTTTGCCAGGACACCTTGATCCTGTAGGGTGCTTGCCGCCAAGGTTCCCACGATTGGACCAAGCGACACCAGCAGTGCCTGCGACTCAAACTTCGCCTTGGGTATTGTTCCTGTCAGACCCCATCGGATTGGTATCGTGGACATAACTCCAGTGAGTAGCGTTTTCAGCGCGTCCGCCTTAGCCTGGTGGACCTCGTCAACAATGACGCATACCACACCTTGAAGGAAGTCACCAATGGACACTTCGCCAACGCCCGCCTTGGTGTTCTTCAACAGAATATTCAGTGACTGCCAGGTGCAAATGGTATGCGTCTTGTTGATTTCTTTTCTGCCACCGAAGTAGACACCGACATCAAGGCCCATGTTGATATAGTCCTTTTCAGTTTGAGTGACAAGGCTGATATTGGGGACAATGACAATGGACCGACCGTATTGTTCCACTCGTTGAGAGAGCGATGCGGTCATGATCGTCTTGCCGGCACCTGTGGCAATCTCCTGCAGGCACTGTGGATTGCTCAGGAAGTTATTGATGAGAGACACTTGATAGTCTCGCAGCATGATCGGTGTTCCCTCTACGGGATGACCTTTGGGCCACATCTTGTCAATGAAGCTGTCCTCTTTTACCAGATCAAAAGTGAATGAAGTTTGGTAAGTGCGCTGATCGTCAAGCGTAATGTCGTATCCACGCTGATCCAGTAACGGTATGATTTCGGGGAGGAGGTTGACATAGGATGAGCCGCCGAGGGAGAAGTAGCTGACCTTTCCGTTCCATCTGCCTAACCTAACGCTAGGGAGGTATCGTGCCCCAGGAACATCATACTCAAAAAGCTTCATCAGAGCCTTGCGCTCCGAAAGCTCCACACCGATCAATCGGACATTGACCTCATCGGTTATTCGTAAAATACACTTGTTAGCCATTGAATGTTGTTCTTTCTAATCGTTTTATTCGTATCTTTTCTTTAGTCTCGGCGGAATGTTTTCTGCCCCACATAGGATTGTGATCACCGCTGTTATTTTTTCCAAGCAGCTTGTTATGGATCTCCGCACGAACTCGTAACAGATCCGTGACAATAGTTTTGATGTCAATTTCAACAGGGCCAACAAGTTCTCCTGGGCTGCAGGACCAATCACCGCATAAGGTCGACCGATTGGTATTGCGGCTGGCGTTCGCAAGCATAGCCGAATAACTCAGGTGTCTATCCTTGCAAAAGTCTTTCAAATTTTTGATGACTATCTTTTCAGTAGTTTGATGATTTATGCAGGTGAATATTTTGCTATGCGCTTGCCCTCGTTTTTTGAGGAATTCAGGATCGCGGTTGAAGGATGCTGACATCTTTTTCTTTGTCTCTTCGGAGTGAGGAGATTGTTTCTTTCCGAGTTTGCTATCACTTATTTTTTTGTTATGGAGGATCCGAGCCTCGGTCGAAAGCGTTGACCAATAGTGGTCACCACCATCTCCACCTTTACTTATATTGTATCCGAACTCATCCAGAGTAGATTTATAGAAATCTATCCAAAATACCTCTCGTTGGTTGACCTCATCGGTCCTGCATTCCTCTATGGTGTCTTTCTTGAAGATGTCTCTACCATATTTTTTTAGGGCGTAAGTTATCTTTAGTCCTGACCCAAAATATGTTGGACTGTCATACTTTGATTTTCCAATGTAAACTTTGTTGTTGATCGTGTTTGTTATTTTGTAAATAAATGGCATAGTTCTATTCCCTCAAGCTATACATTTATTTAGTCCATCACGCGCATTTTTCATTTGTTCAGTATACACTAATCTAAAACGAAAAGCAAGGAGTTAGGCAAAGCGGAAGGGGCCCGAGTCCCCTTCCTGTACATTATAATATATGATGCGGGATAGCTGGTTAGGCTACGCCGCAGGACTTGCTCGTGCTTGAGGGAGGCCGTTTGTTGATGTCCTCATTTCAGAGGTTCCTTATTTGGTTCGTTTATCGGGAACAGATGGAAAGACGGTACCGATACGAACGGGGCCGCTGGGTACATTTCGTGTCTCCAGCTGACTTCCTCGCCATAACGATATGCCCGACGGGACAGTGTTTTCAATGTCACCCGAGTTTTTGTCAGTTTCTCGGCGATACCAATGAACACAGTGTCTTTGGCAGAGTATCCATATTTCTGCCCAATGATGATTTCGTTTCCAAGTGCGTCATTCATTTCTTCATGCTCCATTGGCCTTCACGATAGGCGACAAGCAGTCCGAACGCAGTGAAAAAAGGTGTTATGATGACCAACGACAAAAGCGAAGCCATCGTCTGTTCTACACCCATTAGGGACTCAAAACCGATGACGAGCCAGTTCATCAAACAAAACGCAATGGCAATATATTTCATTTAGTCTACTCCAATCACCGCGTCATCCAGGATATCTTCGTCCTCGACCTCAACTGTACCGTGGACATTGAATTCCCACGTGCAGATGTGTTCATATAAGCAGTGGGTTATTCTCTCAATCGGACACGAATAATTCTCGCATTCTGATACCGGTTCGTCATCAACAAACACGCTGATTGTCATGGTAATCTTTTTCATTCTTCCACCTCGCAATAAACAATTCGCTTCCACTTGGAATCATCGCCACGCCAGTCATCGCGTTCTTCCTTAAAAACCCAGTGACCATCATGCTCATCTTCCTGGTCTTCGGACCAGTCATTTTCCCAATATAACCACGCAAGTTTCATCATGACATTATCCAATGTAAGGCAATGAAAAGGGCGACTATCGGGTGAGCCGAGAACAGCGCCCAGAGAAAAATTCCGAATAGTATCATGACCTTATCCTTGACACAATTCGTCAATACCAGGAAAGTCAAGAAAGTCGTCGTAATCGGCCATCAGACACGCCAGGTCCGAAGCGAGTTCTCTGCCATCGGCAGAACTGTCAGCGACCTCAAGTAACACCTCGGCGGCATCCTCAGTAGGCAGTGACCGAAGCTTAGATTCAATGTCGAGGGTTTCCATATATTTGAGTGAGTAGGTACCGAACTGATTCACTGACACACTCAGGTCACTCAAAATTTCGCGGGTAAGTTGTTTCATTTGGTGTTACTTGCAGCAGGTTACTTTAGCCAACTCTTGCCAGCCTGTGGGACGGATCTTGATCAGATCAGCGATTTTCAGCGCAGCCCTCATGGACACTTCGCGCAACGACTTAGCGTTTTCCTTCATGTAGTTCAGGATCTGATCGGCCTCGTCGCCTTCAAAATCGTACTCAGCGAACAAACCACCATCGGCATCCCGATGTACTTGGTGAATACGCAGCATTTTGTCGCGTTCCGTTTCGATTGCCAGATTCAGAAAGTGGCAACGAGATTGCAGCGCTTCCAGGTGATCCTGCATTTTCTTGGAACGGATGTTGTTGAAGTTGACGTTGGTGATGAAGATCACCGAGCCCTTGAATTCAAAACTGTCCGGGATGCCTTCCTTACGGAGCAACGAGCTATCGCTGTTCCAGCAGATTTTGCGGCGTTTGCCGGAGTCCAAAGCACCCTTCAGAATGTTCAGGGAAAGCTCATCATTCCAAACGTCCAAGTCGTCCATGACAATGACGTTACCCTTGTCAGAGAAACGATAAAGCAGGGCGTACAGACCAAGTGCTGTCACAGCACCTTTTGCGATTTCAAAGCGGCAACGATTGCCGGTGATCTTGTCGAACAGACTGGCTTTTTCCAGTTGCTGCTCAACACCAAACGACTTGCCGACTCCAGGAGGGCCAGTGACGATGATTGAGCGAATTGAACCCTCGATACAAGCTTTGGACATTTCGTCCAGAACTGCGAAACGGGTAGCCATGCGATTCATAACTTCCTCGTCGGATTCAACGACGACAGGAGCCACCTCAGCGACAGCCTTGGCGACAGCAGTAGGAGCAGAATCGGGATTGCCTTCGGTGAATTCGATTTCCTCGATGCCGTCCACTTTCACACGGATTTCAGTGGCTTCGGAGTCAAATTGCCCGTCATTCTTGACAGTGACATAGTGACCGTTCGTTCCCTTGCGGAAACCCTTGACCAATGTAAAGACCTGATTGGTGATTTGTTGTGAACGATACGCGCCATTGAGAATTCGAACTGTAGACATTGATTTCCTTTTTGAGTCAGACTGTATTATAGCAGAAACGGGATTTATTGTCAAACTTCGACGCCGATGACCAATTGCTCGACCATGTAGTCCACATCTTCAATGGCGACTTCAACGTCAACGTCGGTGTTATCCTGGAAGTCGCGGAGGGCAACCATGAATTCACGGGCTGCTGCGTTGAGTTTTTGGATTGCTTCTGCGTTCATTCGTTGCTTTCTGAGTAAGTATGTATTATAGCAGAAATGGGATTTATTGTCAATCCTGGTCCATCAGTTCCTGATCAATTTCGTCGGTTAATTTGTCCAGGTACATATACCATTCATGAAGTTTTAGGCTGAATGTTGCGTCGGCTTTCATATTGGCGCTTTCAACTGCCTCGATCAGGTCCTGGGCGGACTGGATCTGCCAGATTGCTTGTTGGAGCACTGAACGCTGGCTGCGCGTCATAGTCCGAATTCAGCGACAGTTTGGCGAAGCTTGACCTGTGCCGGGGTATGTGTCAGCACCACGGTAGGACCGGTTTGAGGGTAGAACATCAGAATGTCGTGGGAATACACCGAACCCAGTTCGTTATAGACGCCCTCAACAGCGCACATGCGAGTGTTGCCTTTGGCGTTGTCCATAACAGTGGCATACCAGCCATTGCGTAGCTTGATGCGGGCACCCTTTTTCAGTTCATTTGTGAGCATGATGTTTCCTATTCAATGTCAAGTATACGAGGATTGAGACCGACTTTGTTTGCGGCTTCGGTGAATTTCTCCAGTGAGGAGAATGTGCGATTGGTGCCCTTGCACCAGTCATAGAAGGTCTGAGGTTGACCTTGCTCTTGTAATCGTTTCCCACGAGCCAGAGCCTCTTTACGAGAATCAGCGCGGGCCCAGAAATACTCACGGTCACCTGCGCGATACGCATTAGACCAGAAACCGAGGAGATAAAATTCGTTCATGATGTTTTAGTATTGGAGGGAGCCAGAGTGATTGCGGGCTTCGCTGCGGCCCTGTTCGTAATAGTCGGCGACTTCCCGTTCACGGGCAGAAACGAACCCACGAGCCTTGCGGACCGAGTTGATTTCGTCATTGAGTTCAAGAATCTTGGCTTCATATGCAGCGCGAAGGGCTGACATTTCAGCTTTGATTTCTTTGATGTTTCTCATGATTTTCTCCGTTGTTTCAACCTATGAATACATTATAACAGAAACGGGATTTATTGTCAATCCAGGAAAGTGACTTGTTTGGAGGGCACCATAGCATACTTGCCGGCGCGTTTCAGAATTGTGTAACCATGTTCCCGAACATTGCGGCGGGCCCACTCGGGGATTTCACCGGCATCGTCGTTGTAAACACTGACGGCATCCCACACCTCGTGCTTGTCGTACAGCTTATCTTCCGTGGTCCGATAAGGCCTCCACGGAGCCGTATCCCAGCAGCTTGAGCGAGCCGGAGCTTTGGGCTTTTCAATTTGGATGACAGTACCAGCTTTGACGAGAAACATTTGTAACTCCGTTGTTTCGATCTAAGTATGTATTATAGCAGAAACGGGATTTATTGTCAAATTAGCCCAAATCAGCAGTCACGCGCACGTAACCGGCGGAGTAATAGCCCTTGCTTGCCGAAGTGCGGATGTCGTTTTCGTAGCCGGCTTTTGCAGCGAGAATACGTGCCTCTTTGGCGACGACTTTGGCAGTTTCGATGCCGAACTGATAACCGACGTAACGGGTGCGAGTGCCGCGATCAGCGCCTTCAGTCCAGGAACCGGATGAATGTGCGCCGCAGTTGACAATCGCTTGTTTGATGATCGTGCGAATTTGTTTAGTGTTAGCAAGCATTTTAACTCCGTTTGTTGATCTAAGAATAGATTATAGCAGAAACGGGATTTATTGTCAAGTTACTTAGGCTTGAAACGGTCCCACGGTGACTTGCGCTTGATCGGGTCAACATAGGGTTCTTTGGGCTTGGTGTAGTGCTTCGCTTCGGGCATGATTTCCAGCTTGGCCGCGGCGTTTATCGCATCGTCTATGAAGGTGATTTGGTCGTCTTGCTCACGTATTGAATTGTTCCATTCATCCCATAGCTTACCCTGATCGGTGTCGTGTGCTTCGGGCACGGGAATAGGATCATGCACGCCATACGGATGGATTACATGATCTATTGTTTGCTTGAGGTTTTTGAGTGTATTGGTGAGTGTCATCCATTATTTATGACAGGCTCACCAAAAGGTTATGCTACTATTTGTAGCGATGTGCCACAAGAGGCGCAGAAGTTTGAAGTCGCCTTGTTCACCTTGCCGCAGGTGACGCATTTCGGCTTCGCCTTGACTGTGACTGGGGCGGTGACTTTGGCCGTAGCTGTCTCTCCCAGGATACGCAACACCATGACATGCTCCTCGGCCTCGGTCAGGAAGTCGCTCACTGTCTGAAACTTTTGCTCTGAGAGTGACCCAGGGACTGTGATGCCGATATCGGCAGGAGATGCGTAGCAGTCCATCGTTGCTGAACCTGCGTGACATTCATCCATGGCACCGATGTTGTTCATGGAACAGTATTGTTCAACCGCGGCAGATGCTATGCCCTTCGAGTACTCGCCCTTGGAATAATCAACCGATCGCAGAGTACCACCGACGTTCATGTTTTGTTGGAAAGAGCGCATACCTGGTGGATACCACGGAAATTTGTCCCCGTGAATGTTGCTCACCCAGTTGGGTTGAGTGGGCACCACTTTCTCGTACTTGAACGACACCCTGATGATACCGTCTTCCAGCTTGACACCTCTTCCGGCTTCTACGCCTGCGGTTCGCTCAATGAACTTGAACCTGTTGCCTTGATTCATATCTTTGACAAAGCGTTCCAGATCAATTTCTTGATTGGCATTGACTACAAGACCACCGGGAACGGCTTCGGTGCCGTCAATGGTGATATTGACTTTTGCCCTGGTTGAGTTGAGGTTTTTGATTAGAATTGAGTACTCTGATCCGAAGGGCACATAAACTGTGTCTTTGAACTCGCGCAGTACTTTACCGTTAGCTTTGAGGCAGCAAACCATTTTAGATTGAAACATCATATTTACCTTTACTGGCCGCTGTCTAGGACCATATATTTAGAGACAGCTATTGTCACCTGCGGAATGCCGATGACAAAATTCGATACAACTATTTAGTCAGCCACATCCCACTTGACAATTTTTTTATAGTTCAGGCCGTTCTGTGAACATTTTATTGCCTGTCCCGTGAGTTTGATCGCAGGTCTCTGAAACTCTCGGTCCCAGAGTGACCGCAGCGAGTTTGTAGGCTCTACCTTGATCAGATAGGCGAACCCAGTGGAGTCATCCTTGAGCCAATATTCGTGCTTGATACCTGACTTCAGCTTCCGCGTGAGGTACTTCATCGGACGCAGCGTGATGCCGATCGGAGATGTTATGATGGTATGCGCCTCTGTTTCTGGCATACTGGTCATCTGTTGTCGTACTATGTCAAACTCCATGTCGTACTTGTAGAACTCAGGAAGACGGAATACCATTGGTTTGGTTGCTTCAGTAAACTTGGTGCCGTCAGACAGGATGAAGGCTCGCAAATCCTCTCTGAATTTTGTCAGCTTTACCTCGTTGAGTGCCCACATCATGAACTGTTTGGAGTAATGGTCACGGATCTTTGCTGCGTGAATTACATCCTCTTGAACCACCAGTGGATATAACTTGGGGTCAGTAATGGAGTTGAACTCACTGAAATTCGCACCTTTGGCTATCCGATATCTGGCGCAGCTCAATACCAAAAGATCAATATCGGATTCGAACATTTCAACCTTTCGCAGGTGATGATGGTATGGTTCATCCTCTTCAAGGTTCCATGGATCGTATGAGTTTGTTGCGAGTCCCGATAGGTTGCCGGCGCGCTGTACCGCAAACTTTGCGCGAAGGTTATCCAGAATTTCCGATGCTGTTTGTGTCGCTACTGTCATGAGAGGTCTCTAAAGTTGATATGTGCTATTATATCAAGATCGCCGGCGTTTCACAATGCCAGTTTTACCAATTAGAGTTATACCTGATGAGAATGAACGACTTCGGGAGTAATGGTTATCAGTGGCAGGCTCAGGATGGTCTCACCTGGGTTTACGACCATTCGGTAGCGGTCGGTGGGGACATGGAGAAATTCCAAAGTCGGTCTGTTCAACGAGATAATGACCTCGCTTTCTTTGGGAGTGTGGCGTAACATGACCCAGGACCTACGGTAACCAAATGGTATGTATCTATTGGCGACTTCTCGTGGTGCCCATGCCATAATCCTATTCTGAATGGGCAAGCCACCATTGAATATATCAAGAACCTGTTTGGAGCTGAAGATCATGGCACGATATAGCGTAGGCAGAGAGTGATATGTTTCAATGACTTCTGGTGGCAGAACTGAGTTGATCAGGTGAAACGCCTGCTCATACATTATCAGTTTGTTCTGTGGAAGATTGAAGGCGCCGTGATATATCCAACTTTCAAAATAAGGAAACGCCTCATTGATACCCAACTCCTCAAATCTCTTTGCAGGGGTTTCATACCTCGGGGAGTATCGCGGGAAATCAGGGGCGTGTTTATAGTTGAATTCAGATAGGCGCATCAACTATTTATGCTACAAAGTAATATCTTCCATTCCGGCGGCGCGTAACCTGACGACATGACCAAGCATGAAGTTCTTTGACTCAAGCCCCTTGATCAGGCCAAGATACTGGTTTCGCAAAAAGGCAACCGAGTTGATGATCGTTTCAAAGTCTACCACCTCGTCCTCGCCATCTGTGTAGCGTTCGGCATCTCGGCTGGTCAGCACTCGGTTGTATGCTTCCATATATTTCTGGAAGTGTTTCCTACGGATCTTCCGCAGTTGTAGATTGAGATAGTTCAGTACCGCTTCCACTTCTTGGAGTTGGTTGAACCGATGCTCAGTGATGCCAGGTAATGCTGCTACGTTCTTCTCGACGTTTCCTTTTATGGTGCAGTCATATTTGGCAGTGAGTAACTCCGTCTCAAAATGCGAGATGAAGTCTGGTATTGTTGACAGATCCGTTGAGACCTTGGTGTACCAATTCATCAGTTCCACTCATCGTCGGATTCTTCATCATCAATGTCGTCGAACTCATCATCCTCTGAATGCTGTTCGGCGTAGAAGGACAGAGCCTTCGACACATCCTTATCACCACGAAATGCCTCCTTGATGGTCACCACATCAAAATCGTTGTCGATCAGGATGTTGACCATATCGTCGGCGGCATCTTTACGCTCAGGCGCATCGAGGTGGCTTCGCATGGCTTCCCATATTAGGGCGACAAGATCAAGACTCATTCTGCCTCCGAAAGCTCAACTTCTTCAATGGCTGTCAGTGGCTTACCTGCCGACTTGGTCTGAAACTCTTTCATCACCAATTCAAAGATGTTGTCCTCGTTGCGGTTCCATTCCTTGCGGAAGTATTTGTGGACGACACCGTCGAGGTCAACATACGCATAGCGATTGCCCTCTTTGGTAAGCATCTTTTGCTTTTCCATCATGTCAAAAAAGCCGCTGTACAGGCTGAGACCAGTTGAATACGGGATATGAAGTTGGATATCTTCAAATGGTTTGGCGTAGCGTGTTTTCACAACCTTGCAACCGGCTCTGATGCCCAACACTTCGGTGACTTTGTTGCCATCTTCATCTTCCTTGAGTTTCAGTTTCTTCATGGCGACGACGATTGAGGCAGCATACACGAATCCTTGACCGCCTGAGATTTTGTCGTCGGGGTTGTATGGATCCTGTGAACCATAGGTGTGATTTGTACATACCATTCCGACATTGTATGAACCAAACATGTTCACACAGTTACGAACAAGGGCAGTGAGAGCCTTAGGCTTGCGACCCAGATCGCCCTTCATGTCACCGGCTTCAAACTGATTCACATCAGTAGGTGTCAAGAGCATACCAAGCGAATCAATCACAAACATAACCTTGGGACGATCTTCGGCGGCCATGGATTTGTATTCCTTCATGAACTCCGAGATTGTCTTGGCCACATCGTCGATCATAGCCATGTTCAGTTTCAGCAGCTTATCGGTACTGGTGTCAACACCAAGATCCTTTAGCCATGCTTCATCAAGGGCGTTTTCAGAGTCAACCAACACCACGAAGATGCCTTGTTGCTGTGCGTTCCTGATGATATTGCCGGAACAGATGTAGGACTTGCCTGAACCTGGTTCTCCGGCGAATACAGTCACCTTACCAAGCGGCACCCCACGATTGAAGTCTCCACTGATAAGGTAATTGAGGGCGTAGTTGCCCGTGCTGATCCAGTCAGTTGGATCGTTGTAGCCAATGCTCAGTCCTTCGATGGACTTTGTAATAGACTTGCGGAATTTTGAGAGGTCAAATGGTCGTGCCATGTGTTTCTTTCTTGATGAATTTTGTTCCAAACGGAATCTTGTCGAGCAGTTCGGGGCTGTTGTCAGCTATCCGATCAAACTCATAATCATTGGGATAGTGTCTGAGGGCCGCTCGGGCACGGTCTCGCACACTACCAGGTACTCTTGGTGTCTTGCCTGGATCGCACAGCTCCTCAAGTAGTTTTTTGCCCAGCTTGAGGGCCTTGTAACGCTCATCAGGGAGTGTCATATCATATTCCTTTCTGTTTACAATTGGATCCATGCCATCTTGTATAATTGCTCTTGACCACCCGTATACCACAGAATTCACATTCACATCTCGGGGTGTTGTTCATCCAATGATTACTGCCTGATATTTTGGCGGCAATCTCTGGTTTACACATAACATTCTTGCTTCCTTCAGCATACGAATGTTTTTTACCTATATGCGACCTGCTTATCTTAGCTGCGTTTTCCGGTTTTTTATTCGGATGCTTGTCACCGGTAATAGAAGGTCGTTTCTGACCCACCTGCGACCATACAAAATCGGCCGGTTTCTTTTTAGTCCAATGATTATCACCGCTATGCGCTTCACCCATCTTCTTAGCAATTTCAGGGTTTCGCATGTGATGATCATCACCGAAGCTAACATAGATACCATCTCCATTGTGTTTGTTGTAGCTCAACGGATCATTCTTAGCATCAAGTGATAATAGCAACGCGGTTTCAAGCGATAAAATGTATTTAGGATCACTAATTACTAGCACTTCCCGGCGCCAATCACTCCTGTTTTCAGTTATCATTGGTAAGACGAGTTTACTAGAACAAATATATCCGTCCGACGGATGGCATCCCTTAGCAGTGCGCGAACCAACATACCACCTTCCGGTAGGTATGTTGACCCAACGATACAGAAATGCTATCCTGTCAGACATGGAAACAGTCTTATGACTTTACTTGTCTTGCTCTAATGAGTGCCAGGATATCCGAAGTCTTGTCGCTTGCCTTCGGCACAACCACTGGTGCCGTTGCTGCTGCGGGTTCATCTTCCCACGGTTGAACAGTTGCCACTGGAGCACTGGTTGCTGCCGGAGCCGGAGCACTGGTTGCTGCTGGTGTAGAACCAGCTGGTGCTTCCAGTCCCCATGGACGGTAGTATTGTCCCCAACGGTCGTTGTCGTATGGCTTGCCATCAACGGATGCGTCAAACATTTCCTTGATGATGCGAAGCTCAGCTTCACCGGGCATCTTCGGCAGGAAGCTTGACAAGTCAAACAGCCCGTGAGTGGCGATTGCGTCCTGTTCAGCTTGCGTCAGCGGAGTTTCCTTGCGGGCCCATGTGCTGGTGCTGTAGTCAGCGTATCCACCTTTGGATGTTTTCTTGATGTTCAGGTCAAGACCGTGTAGGTAGTCGGTTGGCAACTCTTCCAGATCAGGATCCATCAAAGATGCCTTGATAACGGCGATCAGTTGTGGGCTGATGATGAAGCGACGAATTGGATTCGCCGGTGTCTTGTCGTCACCGATCGGATTTGCCCGGACGAAACCTTGAAACAGGTACGAGCGTTTCTTCCAGTACTTGTTCGCCATTTCAGTGAGGGTTGTATCCTTGTACCAAGGACGAACCTCTGCCAGAATCGGGCAGTGGTATTCCGGTCCGAACATTTCAATGCAGGGAACCTGAACTTCAATGCGCTTGGAGGTTGTGTCACCTTTGACGCCGTTGAACGGCAGCTTGATGACATTCTTTTCAACCCAGAAGTATGGGTTATTGGTGTTTCCGTCCGGCAGAAAACGGAGAGAAGCGGTGGTGCCCTCATCCATGTTCCAATGTGGATACACGGAGTTGTCTGTGTTTCCGGAAGATTTGTTTGTTGATTTTGCCTCGGCTGCTGCGATGCGAGCGCGAATTTCGGCGAGAGATGTAGCCATGATGTTTTTCCTTAAATTAAGATGGTCTTTGGTTTATGTCGCCACTCCCAATGAGTGACTAACAGATGCTAGTATACACTTATACTTCCCACCTGTCAATGTATTTAGTCCATGTTCGGAGAATTTGATTTTTTATTTTACCCAAACCCAGGCGTAGGAAAAGGGCCGAAGCCCATTTCCGTTTAGTCCTCGAAATTGTATTTCGCCTTGAGCTGATCCTTGAACCTGGAGAATTGGCCTGCTTTACTGTAATACAACGAGTTGTACGCCGCATTCTTACTCTGTCCGAACTGACTCATGGATCCATATATAAGGTATCCGGATTTCAACCTGGCATATTCTTGACGATCTTTCCGATCAGTAACATGACTAAGGAAGGCAGCTTCCTGTTCTTGGCTGTAATCGTCGAGTTTGGATATGCCGTAGCTGACGGCACCACCGGCACTTATTGCGGCGACCGCGCCTGCTCCCTTGAGGAATGCTCTACGGTTCAGATCCTCGGTGACGAATTCGGAGATTTTCATGTTATCCCCGGGCCAGTTTGATGATGTGGGCAAGATGGTCAACTGACTCGTTCGCACCGACTAGATCACCAACTTTCGCCGGTCCGCCAACTGGTCCAAGTTGACCAGCTTTCTTTTGGTTAGTATCGAGGTCTTCCATCATGTCATCTTCAGCATCATTCTGTGCCTGGTCGTTGCGTTTATGGCGCATCATCTCGCGTTTCGGAATTTGACCTTCTTCAAAGTCGTCATATGGTCCGCGGATGTCACCCATTGGTCCTGGGTAGCCTGCGAGATATACAATGACCCGGACACCTGTTGTGTAGTTGTCAATTGCCCATACACCTTTGACCTGTGGATCAGCGAACACCTTGCAGTTTGGCAAATCCATTTTTCTAACGAACTGTTTGTTAGCGCTCTTGGTGAACGATGCCACGGCACCTTGCTTGGTGTCTGGGAAGTGTGGTGTGTCGGCAGTTGGATTCGCCTTGCTTGCAGCCTGAGCCGGAGTCAACGGTAATGGTCGTGCTGCCATCCGTTTTCCTGCTTCTGAATCACTTTCTGGGATGCCTTGAGGATTCAATGCCTCCTGACCTCCATCACCTTCAGCCAAACCGCGTTTTTTCATTTCACGATCTACTACACGCTTTTGCAGGTCTGCCGGGCTATGCTTAGTCGAACCGCTACGGAATGGAAATCCTAATGGGGTTTTGATCGCGGTGTCCATGCGTGATAAAGTCGCATCGTCGTAGCCTTTGTTGCGATTGACCAGTGTCTTGGGATCGTCTTGGGGTTCGCCCCATCCCTGTAGACCACGCTTGACGCTCTTGACACCTTTTCGGATGCCCTGCATCATGCTGCCTTCTTCCATGTTGTTCTCATGCTCTTCCTGATCGGACCATGGTGTGTTGCGTTTCTTTGCCGGTTTGACGATGTTGTATTCCATCATGAAGTCCAGGTCTTCCTCACCGTCGAGGAAGCGTATCCAGTCTTCCGAGTCATCCATCCATTTAGCCAAGTCATGTAGCGTTTTACAATTCTTCAACACTGCACCGTCTGTTGCCGTGAAGACCAGCGGTTGCTTGGTGACATCAACGCGATAGCCATATCCACCACCGTTGATGGTGATTGGTTGTGCCAGAGTTGATAGCTGAGCGATTGCTTCCGATTCATCATTGCCGCCCTCAAAACCTTCCTTCATCAACGGATCAACTACTTCAGAGTGAAGCATGTCCTTGACGGCTTTCTCGTAGTATTTGACGGTGCCCAGAATGAATTTGGCGAAGCGTTGCAGGCCAAGTGGAGTCTCGTCCATTGCCTTTACAAAAGCGTAATAGTTGTTTGGGATACTTCCCCATCCGCTATTCATTTTACCAAGTTCTTTGAGGTAGCGTTCCATGTATGATGGATCTGACCAACTGCCAGTAGAACCACGGACCGTGGATTTCTCAGCGAGCTTTTCCAACATGTTGGCAATCTCCAACGCTCTTTCTTGGTCAGTAGCACCGTTGTAGTTTTTCTTTTCAGTGCCGAATCTACGCAAATTGGTGAACGCAAATTCAGCAACACGGCGCATTTCCCCTTTGATTTTCGGACCATAAAGTTGTTCAACATGATCAAGGTAATTGTATGTTTTTGTCTCGGCACTATCAGTTTCAACACCTTGCGGTCTGAAGTTTTCTGGGTCACGCTTCTGTCTGGTGGTGCCTTGACCACGAGTGCGTGAATAACTTCCGCCACTGAGTGGGATTGCGTAATACTCACCCTTTTCAATCTGTGCCATGGCTTTAGATGCGACCATGTATTCGTTCTCAACTCGGCCATCACCCTTGTCAATCAGAATATGTGCGCGTGGTTTGTGCCAGCCGCCGGCATTACCAAGAGAGGCAGCAAATGCCTTACCTGAATTCGTCTTGCTCAGAAACACGAAGTCGCCTAACTCAGATACCAGTGGTTTCTTAGTTTTTTTCTCAGGGAGTTCTGTGTTGCTGATGCGGAAGCCGCGATACACAGCACTGATGAACTCTTTGGAGAATCCCATTGCTCCTAGCGGGCTGTCCTCGTTGATGGATTCCATTGGAGCTGGATCGTCTTGATCATACGGATCTTGACTCCAGTCGGACTGACCTGCGCGATCAAACCAGCCGGAATTTTCGTTTTCGTCCCAACGACCAACGACTTCTCCGTCCATGTCCGTGACTTCATATACACCACCACCAACATGTTCGCTGGTGAGGGCGTTGCGTTCTACTTCAGATTTCCATTGTGCCCAGTCACTGAAAAATTCTTCGGTGAATTGGCCTTCAGCGATTTTTTTAGGCACTTTCAGATTCTTGCCGAGAGCCTCAGCATCTTTCTTACCACGCTTTGGGGCGTTGATGGACTTTTGTCCTTTCCAATCGGCATAGTTGAATGGTTTCTTGGCGTCAGTCTCGGCTGCTTCAGGTAGTTGTTCTTCAGCCTTATTGACAAGCTTACCGGTTGCCTTACCGATACCAGACACTCTTTTCTCAATGGCTTTGTCTGCCATGCCTTTCCGTCCAGGATGACCCCAACCACCGGTTTGTTCCGAATCTTTCCTGACTTCCCTTGTCCCCTTTGTGATATATGAACCTAGTGTTTTCGGAGAGAGTTCGTCTAGTTTTTCAACCCCAAGCGATTCACCGATGATATCATCGGCCCATTTTCCAAGGTCGTCTGTCTCGGTCATCTCGCTCAGGTTCTTGTTGAGCTTGCGTAGGATAGGCATCACTGATTCAATGCGTGGATCAAGAGTGGCACTGGAGAACATCTCGCTCAGGTCCGTCGTATCTTCGGAATCTTCAGTGAGTGTTGGAGCCCAGCTTTCAAAGTAGGCGTTGTAGCCACGATGAGTTGCCAGTTTGTGTAGCGATTCTCTCAGCGACTGGTAGTGATTAGTAGCCTCATTCACCAGTGACTGTGTTGATTCGTTGAAGGTTCCGTTGCGTGTAGCACGAACGAACCCAGCCATCTTGGAGTATTCCTCGCACAACGAGGTGATGTGCCTGCCGGCGTCATCGTATGGTGTGCCGCCTTCGGCAATGTGACGGGCATAAACACGGGCCAGACCCGGCTTGTTTGTCGGAATTGCGAAGCGTTCGCCAGTGGCGTTCTCCACGAAAATCTTCTCAATCGCACGGTAGCGGCGTTCGCCTTCTTCCAGGGCGCGTGAGTGTTGAAGGATGATCTTCACTTCAGGAATGTTGTCGGAGTAGCTTGACTTACGACCTGTTGGGTAGTAGCCTTCAGCAACTTCCTTCTTGGCAGGACGACCGTTGTGCATTGCCTTAACAGGTTTGTTTTTGCCGTTCCATTTGTAAGCTGGCTCATCTGCTGGAACCCTTGCATCACGGCGCTCATCTCGTTCGTCATCCGAATTGCCCTCTGCTATCGCCGGAGTCATTCCCGAGTCGTGTTGCTTCATCAATTTCTTGTCGTCTGCATCAAGCGCTTTGTCGTAGTATGCCTTCTTATCGTCTTTGGGCTTTACCTTGCCCTTAACAAAATTCTTCACACCCTTGACAACATCGGACAGACCTTCTTCAACCATGGTTCCTGTAGGAATCTTGCTGTCACCTGTGTAGCGACGACCGCCAGATGCTTGATCATACCAATCAGCAGGACTTGTAGCAGCCTTGCCAGCTGGTCTTGGTGCCGTTGCTTTCCCAGCAGGCTTGACCGGTGGCTTGCCTTGACGCACATTGGCGAAGCGAGGAGAACCGTCTTTGTTCTTCATGCCTTTAGCCATGTCGGCGAAATCGTCACCGAGGCTTTCTTCGACCTTTTTCGTCTTGATAGTGTCGTAGAACTTCTCAGAGCTTGCCACTTTCCACTCGGGATTCTTCTCCACATGTTTCTTGGCACCGTCACGGGTTTTGAATCGTTTGAATTCAGTTCCGGATTTGTAAGATATCCAAGCTCCTGTTGGATCAGCGCGTGATTCATCTACTTTTTTCATATGAGTCCTTTTTGCCATGTCGTATTTCAAATGGTCTGTGTTTTTTAGCTCAAAACTGAGTTGGTGTTGTTGACTAAATCGTTTCAGGTGATTCAACAGGGCATACCAGCTGGTATCCTCAGTGTGACCTTGTTCGCTTGGGCTGTTGGCAACATTGTCGCTGAAATAAACCACCAACTTATGCGTTCCATCAACCGAGAGGGTGACAGGACCGTAATCCTCACCGTCTTTTACGAACTTGAACTGAAAAACTTCAGCTTCTTCGGGCACCGGAATCTCTTTACCGTCGGTGCCGAGCATTGTCGGTGAGTAGCCTCTGGATCGGAGAAGTTGAAATAATTTTGTGTTTAGTGATTCAGCGTTTAGTGCCATAGGAAATCCTGTTGTATGGAGTATTTATCATTACTCAATAACAAACAGAAAAGAAGGGCAATGGCATGATCATATCTTGATGGTCAGAGATGTGGGAGTCAAGATCGTAGTTCAGATCAGCAAGTTGCTGCAGGACGCGCACCACAAGCAAGCTGGCCATGACTAAATCGTCTGTATCGCCTATTTTAGCAGCGTAGGTATCGCCGTGTGCCACAAATGCTTTCAGTTCAGATATAAGACCGAAGCTTTTGATGGAGAGTTTCTTGCTTTCAACGAGGGTTTTGAACTTGGCACAAGCAGACAGCTTTGACTTGTGAGTGGTGTTGAAGCCTTTGCGCTTCTTACCGGGTTCGCTGATGAACGATCCCTTGATGTTTTGTTCGCCGTATTCATTCAATGATATAAGAGCAGCCTCTCCTATGGTATTGTTCTCAATGGAATAGTATATGTTGTTGGGTTCGTCGGTGCATTCAGCGATGTATGCTGTGATACTCGCCAGAAGTTTGATCTGACTCGGGATATCAGTCTTGTTGTGCTTCCACTCGCCAATTTGTGTCGTGGTGTTCGCCTCAAAGATTTGAATGGCAGCCGGGTCGGAGCCGGTGCCAAGACTCGGATCAAGTCCGACGACATAGATACTTCCCTTAGTTGGTTTTTGATACCATCGGACCTGGCCCATACGAGTGATTGGCTCAATACCGTTCATCTCAAACAGGGCGTTTGGATTGATAAGTGTTTCGTCGGCGATCAAGAAGGCACATTCAATTTCTCGTCTGAACCGGTCTTCACCAAGCTGTTCTCTCATCTCATCAGCATATTTTTGAGTGCGTTCAGGATGCTCATTCCAGAATGAACGGAATGCCTTGAACCCGTTGACACCAAGCTCTGTCTTGTTGCCGAACTCATCTTCAGTCTTGTTAGCCTTCTTCCAGATGAGGGCAAACTGATCCTCGTCGGAGTTGGGAGTAGAGGTGATGATACACTTACCGCCGGTTGACAGCGTTGGTGTGATAGAAGTCCAGAATGCTGTGGCAATACTTGGCGGAACGAATGCGAACTCGTCAAGATACAACAGGGTAATAGACATACCCCGACCAGTTGTTTCTGTTGTCGTTGCTGATACAAGACGCGAGCCGTTTTCAAACTCCAGCGAACCCTTGTTGTATGTGGTGACACCTGCCTTGATGTGATCGGGGCAGTTTTCATAAGCATAGCGGATGCGCTGCATGATTTCGCCGGCGCCGGTGTATTTGTGGGCGGCAATCAGTATCGTGGCGTCCTGAACGAACATGGCATACCATAACAGATACCCTGCGGCTGATGTTGTCTTGCCTGTCTGACGAGGCATCAGGGCGATGGAGTATCGGTTGTTGTGATATGTATCAACCAGTCGCTTTTGATATTCGTATGGATGATATGCGATGGCACCCTGGGTCGGGTGCTGGATCATAAAGAAGTTATCGAGGAAATACAGATACCCAGTGACTGGGTCGCAGCACTTCACGAAGTCGTCCAATTCCTTTTGGGTCTTGAACTGTGTTTTTACATAGGGATCCTTCACTAAGGAAGGCATGTTCCCTTCATTTTTTTTACTCATACGAGTATTTAGCAGATTTACTTGATATCCAGCGACTTGAGTTTCGTGGCCACGATACAGTAATACTTTTCACGAGCCGTTATGGCATTTCCGTCCTTGTCCGTGCCCAGATTTAGGTCAAACTCAAGGTTGTTGAAGATGTCAATGTTGAAGCCGGTGCGTTGGAGCAGTGCCGCGAGCTGGTGCTCGCCTAGGATTGAGTAATGGTTCAAGTTGAACTCATGCCTACGATCTGTGTTTGGCTGTGGCACCTCAATGTAGATTTTCCCACCGCGCTTGAGGATACGGTTGTATTCAATGAGGGAGAAGATCGGATACGGTGAATGTTCCAGAGCATGACGCAAAAAGATGAAGTCCACGCTCTCATCGTGATAACCGTCCTTCTGTGGCAGGAAGCTCAGGTCGTATTGTTTGATGGTGTGTCCCTTGTCCGTGCAAGTTTTCACATCACCAGGTGAGAGAGTAACGCCTACTATCTCAGTATACTCTCTCATTTTCATCTCATCGAGAAAGTAGCCTGGGCCACAACCCAGATCCAGAATCTTGGCGTTCTTCGGAATGTTCAGTGGGTCAATGTATTGTTTGACAACATCAGTGGTGAGTTGTTTGTGAAAAGGGCTGTCGCCTTCTTCATATAGGTGAGAACTATACATGTAATCCGTGTAGAAACGGATTTTGAGGGTGTCAATTGTTTGAGCGGCATCTGCCATAAGTATCTCCTAATTCAATACTTATGCGCCAATCTGACTGTGAATTTATTTTCCGTAACCTCTGAAACCAGTTACCGGTGATACCTTATGGGTGTCGTCAGACTCAAGAGACCGATGATCACTGACGACATTCTTGTGGTCAGTCGGAACCACTTTCATGGCTTGTTTCACCATATTGTGTTCTTCTTTGGTGTATGGATGTATGGTGTTGTATTTCTCTGACCATGCTGCGCCGTCCATGCCTTCGGGTTTCTTGGTGCTCTTGCCGTCAGCCTTGGCCATTGCCATCCACATACGGTTCATGTGATAGACACGATCATATCCACCAACATCGCGTGTGCGGTGAACACCAGGCATTGCGGCTGCTTGGTCTTTGTGAAGCTTACCAACGGCAGCTTCGTTTATGAATTCATGGGCTCTCATGGTTCTGTGGTGAGAACCTCACCACTCTCCGTAGTGAAATAACTTCCAGCGGGATAACCAGCAACTGCGAACACCAGACCTGGAAGTGGTGTCGCCTGGGTAATCTGATACGAGATGTAATGCGAAACGATTGCTGATGTCAACGGTGAGCATAGGATCCTGACATTGCCGGCGTGGACATCCATGTCATAGGTGCAGATTGGGTCGCCGTCAAACAGTGTTCCGTAGCCGGTGAAGCTGACGCCTAGACCACCGTGTTTCAACGATGCAGACAGAGTGATATTCTGTGTGGCAAAGTTGCTCGGATTCGTTGAGTTGATCTGAAACTGCCCTTGAGTGAACGATGCCACTGGAGCTTCAAAAATCGTTTGATTTGGGGTGTTGCCAATGGTTCGGACATCAACAGTGGTGAAATCAGTGGCGAACAACGAGGTGAAGTTGTCATTGATTTTTCTAAACGCAGTGCGCAACGGATCACCGGTTCCATCGTTCGGTAATGCCCCAATGATGATTGTTTCTTGTATAGCCATGTGTTCTTCCAGTATGTAGTATTTATCATCCGCCGGAGAAATACCAGATGGAAAACGGTCTACTTATTTGCTTCGTTGAAGATTTTTTTCTGCTCTTGATGCCATTTCAACAGTGAGTCCACCTGTGCCGAGCATTCGTGGTGTAGCCCGTAGTTCTTTGCGACAATCTCAGTTAGCTTAGACAGCGTGACAGTAGGACCATCCAACAGCAATAGATTCTTACACGGTTGTGATATCTCCGGTGGCAGTTCAGGGAAGGTCTGTTTCACCGGGACGACGGTTGAACACGCCGAGAGTAGCAGCACGATCAGAAGTTTTTTCATTTCTTTGGCAGTATCATCGCAGGTCGTGCTGCGTTGTTGAGAGCCTCGGTATGGACGGGAGTGCTTGCCGGTAGGGCAGTCAATGGGGCGGTGTCACCTGATGCCGCGGCGTTGTGGGCCTTGACAACGGATTCGGGGATAGGGCACGAGGTGTCGTATTTCACAACCTCTCGGTCAATGTATTCAGTGACGGTATCGCCCTTTTGCTTGATGATCTGTTTCTTGGTCACATACTCAGTGACAATCTCAGTATTCACTTTTGCCTTGAGGGCTTCAGTCTTGGCCAGCTTGACTTCAAGCTCGGAAACCTTGAGCTTCCATCTTTCGTCGTTTGCCAATCCACCTTCAAGGTAGATGCCGAAGCACAATATGGTGACGCTGAGGATTTGAATGGGTGCCTTGTATAGAGCAAGACCTGGGACAAGCTTCCAGATGATTGGGACAACGGTCAATATAATTCCAGCCAGGCCAACCAACACAATAAGGTGTGTCACGAACGCCGGCAAAAATTGTATAATCCACATAGACTTATTTAGTCTTGAAAAAACTGATAACGGTCTTTGCGATGTGTTCTACCTCTGAATCGGTCAGTTCTGGGTAAATGGGCAGGCTCAGCACGCCGCGAGACAGCATCATGCTCACGCTAAACGCCGTGGGCTTCACCTCAATGGCGGCAGCATACGGCAGTTCGCTTAGGGTGTATGGGTAATTCACCTTCGTTTCAATACCGTGTTCATGTAAATACGCAATCAGTTCCGTTCGGGTATCAGTGTAAATGGCATACTTCTGATGAGAATGAGCTTCGACACCGGCCGACAGACACCGAATAGGTAAATCTGCGAAGCTGTTATTCCAGTATTCGTCAATCTGTTTTCGACGGCCCTGCCACTCATTGAGGTATCGCGTCCTTACCACCAGGTGGGCGCAATCAAGGTCACTCATCTTGCTGTTGGTTCCTGGTATGAGAAATGCACCTGAGGCACCCTTTCCGTTGTCACGATACTGTCGGGCCCAGTCATGGAGGGCAGAATTGTTGGTCGCTATTGCTCCGCCATTCCCCGAGGCCGGTAGGTTCTTTGTCGGATCAAACGATATCGCCATACCATAGCCGAGGTTGCCATTGGACACCAACCAGTGTTGCGCTCCGTCGATGATACTCGCACTCGTATAGCTATGATACTCCCCGGGTCTGGCCCCATACAGCCCAACTGGACACTCGATCATGTCTAGCGGGCGCCCCAATCTCCAGACTGGATTTAGCAGCATGATGCCGTTGCTGTCGGTGTCAACGAGTTGAACTTTCCAACCGGTGGTAAGGAATGCGTTCAGGGTAGCGGGATAGGTAAGGTTCGGCAATACGATGGTTGGCGATATCACCCCAAGATCGGAACACAACAGTCGGCGGTAATACCCTGCAATGATTTCAAGTGCTTGTGTCCCGCTATGAACGGTGACGACATACTTGGCTCCGGTCCTGCCCTCTAGCCATTCCTCAAAGTTCTGTGTGGCGGCACCATCAACCAGTTGTCCTGAGGCCAGCACCTGATGCGTGGCTTCAAGTAGCTCATCCTTGAGGGTGATGTATTGCCGATCAAGACCGAAGTTTTTTATCATAGTAGGGACAAGTCTTTATCCAGTCATAATACCGGGCAAGACCATCAGCAAGATCAATCTTCGGAGCATAACCGAAGTCATGCATGGCATTGGTGATACTTAGACGGCCCCTCTTCGGAAACGACATGTCACGAGGGGCAATACGCACCGTGCCTCGGCCAGCGAGGTCAACGGACATTGTGGCAGCATCAAGCAGGGTGTGTTTTTCTTTCTCAGCGCGGGTCAGATTGTAGGTTTGCTGATGGCTGCTCTGACTGAGCGTAGCCTGAACGATACCACGAGCCACATCCTCAACATGGGTGAAGTCAAGCACCTCTTCGTGGCCATTGACTGCGATGATTTCACCGCGGTGTGCGCCAAGTAGGAACTTACTGACCACACGATCCTCTACATCCAGTTCCCCGTAGACCGCACTCGGTCTTATCGTGGTGTAGAATAATCCTGTCCGCGATGAATAGTCCTGGACCAGTTTCTCACCCATGTATTTGAAAATGCCATACTGACCCCGTGGATGACAGTGCGCCGACTCCCTGACATCTGATGGAAAGTCACCATAGACCATTGAACTGCTGATGTAAACGAACTTCTCAGCGTGATTTCGGTCTGCTGCTTCAAGGAGGTTTGTCAGCCCACCGCACATCACCTTGGCCGCATAGCCCGGGTTCACAGCCACTGCCTTTTGCCTGGGGAAACTCGCCAGGTGAATGATGATTGTTGGTCGGACATGATTGACAACATAATCAACATCGGTGCCATTTACAATGTCAGAGAGATAAACCATCGCCTGATATTTTTTGCGGCGTTCTGCGTATAGGTATTCAAGCTCGGTCTTAGGTAGAAACCCATAGTCCGTGTGGTTATCAATGATGACGACATCATGACCAAGTGCTTCTAACATCATAACGACATTGTGGCCGATAAATCCGCAGCCTCCGGTGACAAGTATCTTCATAGGAACCTCAGATTGTGTATGATCAGATCATCTTCCCAGAGACGGGCGATCACGGCGACTCTCGTGGTATCGGTTGGTATATCATCAAATGTTTCCACACGCACTTCTAACGCATGGTCAACAACCCACTGACCGTGTTCGGTGTTTCGCCAGTTGGCAATGGAAGACCTATACAAATCGGCAGCACGGGCATAACTATTCTGTGTGGTGACGCGGAATACAACGGTGTTCACATTTATTTTGTGAACGCCGTTGACTACTTTAGACTGCCATTTCTGCTGTGATGGCTTCGTGGTGTTTATAGTTGACAAGCTTTATGTCCTCCATGGTGAAGTCAAAAATGCTCTTGACCGCGGGATTCACCCATAGTTGTGGAGGATCCAACGGCGTCCGTGATAGCTGAAGACCAACTTCATCAATATGATTTTTGTAAATGTGCGTGTCACCGGTGCTGATGATCAACTCACCAACACCAAGGCCGCATACCTGTGCCAGCATATGGGTCAGTATCGCATACGAGGCAATATTGAACGGCAAACCGAGGAAGGTATCCACTGAACGCTGATACATATGGCAGCTTAGTTTTCCGGTATTGCTGACAAAATATTGGCTCATGACATGGCATGGTGGTAGAGCCATCTGGACAAGCTCCGACGGCTCCCATGCTGAGATGATGTGGCGTCTGCCATATGGATCTTTTTTCAGGCCGGAGACAAGCTCTGTTATCTGATCGGTGCCATTGAAGTCACGCCACTGAACACCGTAGATGCGACCGACTTCACCATCAAACAGAGCCTTGGGTTTCCAGTATGGTGACTGTGCGTTGCCAGTCCATATTGTTTTCAGTGAGGGGTCGCGGGAGCCATGGAGGATTTCACAGAGTCGGCGTTCGTCGTTTGATCCTTCGAGGAACCAAATAAGTTCGCTAAGCACGGCCTTTTGAGCAAGCTTTTTAGTTGTGACGGCAGGGAAGGATTTATCAAGGTCAAAGCGAAGCTGGCGTCCAAACACACGAAAAGTGCCTGTACCGGTCCGATCATCACTTTCCTCTCCGTTCACCAATATATCCGAATATAGGTTGAGTAGTTGTTTCATAGCACGAGTTTAGCATATGGAGGAACAGGTGTCAATCCGTTAGGATAAACACCTGGCTGTTCAGAGATTTTTCAGTAGTCGGTCAGTTTCTGGCTGGACCATGTCTGCTATTGAGGCCACGTTCAGAACGAACTCCACGCTCACTATCATGGCGTCAAGTTCCTCTAGTTTTCGGCTCATGACCTCTTCCACCTGTTCGGGTTCCAATCCCTGCGATAGCAGTTTCTGGACATTCAGGGTGTGCTGTTTTTTACCTTCGAGGCGAATCACCAGTTTTTTGATGAACTGGATTGGTATCTTCTGCTTCTCGACATCCTGTAGGATATGCTCCCACTTAGATAGGAATTCAGGCGACATTTGCTACTTTACGGGTGTATTTGCGTTTCACCGTTGTTGCTTCACTTGCGACCGGCTTCGGTGCCAGTGTCGGGTCAAGCGTCTTTGCCTCTTCCATCAGTCGTGCCGATTCAGCAAGCAAGCCCCGGGCTTCTTCTGCCATCTTGTTTGCCTGAGAAACACGCGATTTAGCAAGTGCGGCGTCACCGAGAACATCTGCCGATGCTGCGACCACTGGTGTTTGATTGGCCCTCATGCGCTTGGCGATATCACCTGGTGACTGAATGCCGGCGCTCTGGTCCAGTTCAGACATTTTCTTGATGGCATCTTCGCCGAGCTTCATTTCGTCAAGCATCTTGTTCAGTTCGTCAAGCCGAATTTTTGTGGTCGGGTTGGGAGTCATCAAAATGCTCGTTGTCTGAACTTTTTTCAGTTGACCTTCACGGTGAAGCACGCCAAGAATTGGCCGACCGTCTTGTAGATAGGTGCGATTCAATGCGTCGGCAAGATTTTCACTTTGCTGTCCGATGTCTGAATCAATACACCGGATCAACGGATCGTGGATGTGCTGATTGAGTAGCTCCGTGTAAGTGACAAGGCACATATGCGGCTCGCCCGGAACTTCCCTAAATACTACTGCGACCTTGCGGTCCCCTTGTTTTCCGACATGGCGGGTAAATGACATAACTATCTCCTTAGATGAATATATTTAGCGAGTGCTAAGGAGATGAAAATATTTTAGTTGATGACGTTTTTCTGGCCGGTGTAGCCTGAGTAGATTTTATGTCCGTTCACGCGGATGAAGTCAGCCATGAATTGTGGGCTCTCGGTGAACGCCTCACGGACACTCGGCTCGTCAATGTCAGCAGTCTCAAAAATGTAGACTTCGTATCGGCGCTGAGTATTCGCCATTGCCCGGGCCAGGATCGTGTTGAGGCGTGGTGCTGGAGGAGCATCTGGATGCTTCTGCTCTTTCAGGATATACCAGATTTTTTTCTTTTCCCAGGCCTTAGTGTCTTTTTCCCAACGGGTCAGATCAAAAAGTGTCTCTAACCCGTTGCAGTCCCAGACTGCAAGGAATTTAGTTTTTTTCGTCATAGAGTGCGAACTGACCGAACGGTGGGTTCGGGTTTTTGTCACCATGAATGATCCAAGTCGTGTCGCAAAAATCCGGGTCACCCCAAGATCCGCAGGGGTATCCGTCAGTGAACACGATGAGCCGTTGTGGGTTCCGACCGTTGTCCTTGAGATATTCAAAGATACAATCAAAGTCAGTGCCGCCACCGCCAGCCACTTTGTACTCGCCAATGTCGTCCATATTTTCACTGGAAAAGTCAGCGGGGTTATACACCGCAGTGTCAAAACAGAAAACGTGAAGCTTGTAGCCGTCGAATGCGTCGGTCATTCCGCCGATTTCAGCGAGAAACTCACCAGCTTGCTTTTCGCTGATGGAGCCGGACATGTCGATTGCGATGTCAACGTCAATTTCCTCACCAGGGCGTGATCCGGGCATGATTGCTTCCATATGCCAAGACCGACGACTCGGACGCATCCAACTGTAGTCAGTGCGGATTGCGCTTGTCAGGTTCGTCTGGATCAGTTCACGCCAGGGCATGATCGGATTCGTTGTCTGACGGATCATGCGCTCAACACCCGCCGGGAGGGTTCCTGCATCCGCGCCTTGTGCGGCACTGATGATAGCTTGCTTGACTTCCTGACGGATGCGTTCCTTTTCAGCTTCCGACAGTTGAGGGCGCTTGCTCTTGCCTTTGCCGGGCTTGCCGTCTTTGCCTTTACCCTTGCCTTCGTCGTCACCCTCACCCTCGTCGTCACTCTCTTCGCCATCCATGTGGTCGTCGATCATTTGGTCGATGAGGTCGCCAATGTTGATTTTCTTGGCGTTTTTGTAGAGTTCGTCATAGACTTCCTCAGCCGACTTTCCGTCGTACTTCGGATCGTAGAGACACGGGACAGTGGTGATTTTCTCACCAATTTTGTGCTTGATCAGGTCAGCGTTGACGCAATAATCGTCAGCGACATTCCAAAGTTGAGGATCGCGTGAACCGCGGCGTCCCATGTGATCATACACCACGTGGAGAATTTCATGACCGACCAGAAATTCCACCTCTTTTACGCGCAGTTTCATAATGAACCTGGAATTGTAATAGAAGTGAACGCCGTCGGTCGCAGCGGTGCCGCACCATTCATCAGCGTTGGTCAGCTTGAGCCGAGTAGCCAGATTGCCGAAAAACGAGTGACGCAGGAGGAGCCCGATGCGGGCTGTAATCAGGCGTTCACGGGCAGCATGATCCACCTTCGGATCAGTCGGGCCGATGAGATTTTCGTACTTTTCGCTCTTGACCTTGGTCGTTTTTGCTGCGGTAGCCATTTGATTCCTTTTCAATTCAGCCTGTATTATAGCACAGGAAGGATTTATTGTCAATCCTGGGAGGAAAAGGGCTTTTCAGCCCCTTCCCGTGTCGTTTTAGTTGCCAGCTTC